TTTATACTGAATGGTTTAAATATTGTCAATAATTTATTTTTTTTACGTCATATAACCATAGTTTGCAGTGACGAAAGGGTGATAATATAAGCAAACAATTAACTAATCAAAAATACATATTGAAGTTGCATAGCAGTAGGTTGCGGGCAGCGCGGTGGAATTTGACGTTGCCGCTAGACGAAGCATACCGCAACGATGAGGTCATCGCTTTGGCTGACAGCCAGATATTGAGATGGATTGACGAGCTAAACGGTGTGAGTGGTGCCGAGGAGCAAGCTCGCGAAATCAAGGCAGAGATACGCAGGATTCGCGGTGAACCGGACAGCGCACACAATCGGCACAGGCTGCGACAATTACATTCCGATTTGGATGACTTGCAATACAAGCCAGATTACATGTGTTTGGTGATAGATCGCATCAAGGATTATTATCGGGCGTGCGGCGGGTTTATCATCAACGGTATTAAGTACAAGCGATTGCTGGGCACAAACGGCGGCATAAAAAACAGTACCATTGTTTTCGTCTCTGAGCGCCTTGTAAGCGATTTAAGACGCAGGATAGATAACGGTAGGGATATGTCCAAAAGTCTCGTTACAGCGAAACTGGAGGCATATAAAGCACTAGTGTGCAGTGCATCCAATCCTGTATCAATGCCGCGAGGTATTTTGGTGGTGCCGGACGCTGAGACGACATTCAAGTCTGACATTGTTTACCTGTCATACGGAGATGCGAAAGAGCCGGTCATGGAGTTCCGACAAGACGAAGATATTACATTAGATGCGTCAGATGGATTTGGATTGATGTTGCCGTCGTTGGCGCAGCGATGGAGCGAAGAGTTAGAATTAGATTATATGATGCCGGGAGCCAATACGAGGTTCAGCTTTGAAAAAGGCATGGCGTATACATTTGACTTCTTGGATTTTGCTGAGAAGGTTGCCCATCAATATGTTGTTAAAGACGTTTGGGGTAACGAGGTGGATATACGCAATGTCGAGTTGATTTTAACAGAGTCGATGGTAAAGCTGTGGTCATCATATAAAGATTGCGACGATTACATAAATAAGTCAATAGCTAATGGATACTCTTTCGGTATTGCCAAGACATGTCCGAAGGAGTTAGAGAGTGAACGTAATCTTAACTATCAATTTATCCAATGTTATGATTTGAGCGACGACGATATCGAAGAACTCATCTCCCCCACTATTCAAGATATCCATGATGTGATTCATGGTGACTGGCGCAAGACAATACTGTTTTTGAAGGGCGCTGGGTTAAATGCTGACAACATTGATTATATTGAAAATGACTTTGCAAAAGCAATCATGGTAGATCACGGCGTACTGCATGATCCTTTTATTCAAAACCAAATATATCAGCTGATTAAAAATCGTATTAACCAAGCTAAGGTCGGCGTCATTAAAGTTCACGGCAACTATTCTATTATTTCTGGAGATCCATATTTGCTATGTCAAAGTATGTTTGGTCTTGATAAGACTGGTATTCTCCATGCAGGAGAAATCTATAATCATTATTGGATAGAACACGATGCAGATAAGCTCGCCTGTTTCCGTGCACCGATGACGTGTGCCAACAATGTTAGAATCGTATCTGTCAATCATAGCGAAGAAGCTCAATACTGGTATAAGTATATGAACACATGTACTGTATTGAATGCATGGGATACTATGACGGCAGCGTTAAATGGATGAATCTTACGTCCCCTTAGCGAGAAATCGTTAAGTGAAAACTGGGTGAATTGCTGGAAGGCTAATTGATAATGTATACATATGCTAATCAGCAGGCAAGCCAACCGAATCCGATTAAAGTAGGTTGGAAGCTTCAACGACTAATGATTGAGGACGGAATCCAATAATATCAACACGAGTGCCCAGCACCCATCCGGGTGATGATATAGTCTAAGCTTGCGGGAAACCGCAAGAGGCAGAGATAAAGAGCTCTGCGTTAATACAACTGGTGATTTTGACGGAGACTTAGTTCTCCTCACAGATAATAACATCTTGGTTAATAAAGCTGAGAATCTCCCAGCGTTAGTGTGTGCTCAAAACAAAGCACAGGCTGTTATTCCAACTGAGGACGATTTTATCAAATCAAATATTGCGAGTTTTGGCAATGAGATAGGCACGATTACAAACCGCGTTACAAGCATGTACGCGTTGCGGGCAATGTATCCAAAAGAGTCAGATGAGTATAAGATTTTATCTTATCGTATTCAATGTGGGCAGCTCCTGCAGCAGGATTGTATCGACAAGGCGAAAGGAATCGTTTCTAAGCCAATGCCTAAAAGTTGGTATAACAGACATGACTCAGATAAAGATATGGTTCATTTGGTTGCGGATAAGAAGCCATACTTTATGAAATATATTTATCCAGATCTCTCAAAGAAATATAAAGCGTATATCGACAACACGAACAAAATGGCTATGTCGAGATTTGGATTATCAATTGACGAATTACAACAGTTAGATTTGGATGGCGAAGAATTAGTATTTTTATCTAAGTACAGCCGCTACATGCCGGTCAACACAAGCGACTGTATTATGAATAAGATTTGCCGACGATTCGAAGAGGAGTTTGACCGCTACTTCAGTCGTCACAAATCAGAGTTTAGTTTTGACTACAAGTTGCTTAAGAGCGATGCGGAGTACACGCCGCGACAGTATGCTGCAATCAAGCAACTATATGATAGATATAATCAGCGGCTAGTTGACTACTCAATTGTCTCAGGCGGAGATGATCTTGAGTCAATGGCTATGATGAATAGAAGATTTCAAATGGATTGCGCGGAGGCGTGCCCGGACAGAGACGCGTTATGTAACATTATTCTGGACATATGTTATTCCAAGAGTTCAACCAAGCGATTTGCGTGGAGCATGTGCGCAACCGACATTATACATAATTTATTGAGACGTAACGATTACATCATCTCGTTCCTCACTCTGGATGACAATGGCATCATTAAATACGGTGGCAATAGGTTCAAGGTAGAAGAAAAGAGAATCGAGGTGGTAGTATGACAATTATATTGAACGAGAATCTATGGGCGGAGCAAATGATTGAAAAGTGCTCACTCGGAAAGAAGCCGTTTGAGACTATGACGCGAGTGGCAAGGTATTATATCGATAAAGGATATACGAAGAGTAAAGTCCGCTCACTATTGGATGAATTCCTTTTGCGGTGTGATTCGTCCGCGTCGTTGCCGAAGTGGGCAGACATGATTAACGCCGCGCATACATTGGCAACAAAGCGTAAGGCTGTGGTTATTGACTATATTCCAATTACCGATACAGAGTTAGAGAAGATCAGTATGCTGATTGGAAGGCAGACAAAAAGGCTCGCGTTTACTTTATTGTGTTTATCCAAGTACTGGAACGCGATTAACAGCAACAGTAATTCTTGGATCAATAACAAGTACAGCGACATCATGCACATGGCTAATATCAATACATCGATTAAGCGGCAGTGTCACCTGTTTCACATCCTGTTTTCCAGTGGCATGGTTCGGTTCCCTAACAGGGTTGACAGTACAAGTCTGCAAATTAATATTGCCGAGGACGGAAACGAGGTTTTGCGGATCACTGATTTTCGCAATCTTGGATATCAATATCTGCGCTATCTCGGCGAGCCGTACATAGAATGCCAAAACTGCGGGGCTTTAACTAAAGGTACAGTTGGACGTGGCAGACCGAAGAAATACTGCCCACAATGCGCTGCAGAAATTGCTGCGTCACAACGAATTCAATCAGTAAAACGTAGCAGAAACTGTATTTGTTGAAAAATAATACCCCTTAAAATCCGTTGTGGGACAATGGTTTTGGGCATAATGATGGTGTACTTTTTATGGAGAGGAGAGTACGCTTTGACTATCTCCAAATTTGAAATAAAGGATGATTTTTTAATGGTAACAATTACTAAAGACGAAGCAGCAATTATCAGAGAAAAGATGCCGAGGGTACATATTAGGCGTACCATGGCGCAAAAATCTCATCGACACCACTACTGGTGTGAGGAAACTCGCGCAGTAAAGAACTTGCTGTATAAGCTCCGACATAGGAAGGGCGGTGCGGATGGAACTACGAAGAAGACCCGGTGAATCCAAGCTAGCCTATCATAAGCGCTTGCTCCACGGAAAGCTCGTGGATAAAACGCTTAGTGATTATGACTATGAAGAGCTGTCTGATTTAATATACGGTCAGCATTATTCCTCGACTGAGACAAGGAAGATGGCGTATGGGTCGCTGAAGACTCTTGAGATACTGGACTCCGATCGTCGTGAAGGCGTCGGTGATCAGAGCCTGCTGACTGAAATAGATAACAAACTGATTGAGCTACAGAAGCAAACGCAGATTACTCGTGACCAGTCAAGAGAGTATCGCAAGATGATGAACTCTGACGGCAGATGGGAACATTTGCGAGACGAGTTGCTTGAGGCGGCGAAGAGGTTGCCAGATACTGTTGGAGATGTATTCGACGGTGACGGAACTCGTTGGGTCTCTGATGGTGAGAATGAGGCTATCTTAGTTTTCAGCGATTGGCATTATGGTATGATTACGGATAATGCGTTTAATACATATAATACTGATATCTGTAAAGAGCGCGTAAGAACAATCGTAGAGAAGGCAAAACAGCGAATCTCACTCAATGAGTGTGGAAAATTGCATGTTGTCTTTTTAGGCGATTTGCTTCATGGGAGTATACATTCCGGGGTTCGCGTAGCATCAGAGGAGTTGGTTGTTGATCAGCTCTTGCAAGCTTCTGAGTTATTAGCTCAAACAGTTTTTGAGTTATATAAATGTGTACCTAATATTGAGGTGCACTGTACATATGGCAATCACGCAAGAGTGATGCCAAACAAAGCTGATAATATTCATCGTGACAATTGGGAGCGTGTTATTCCAGAATGGCTGACACAGCGCATCGGCGCTGAGTGTTGGCGTCGCCAAGAACAGTTGAATATTACTGTAGCTCCAGATACTGGAACTGAGTTTTTATTGATTGACGCATGCGGTCATAGTATCGTTGCCGCTCATGGCGATCTTGATACACCGCGACAGTCAATTAACGTTCTCCCCCAGCTTCTCAAACAGAAGTATGGTGTGGATATTGAATACATATTACTTGGTGATAAACATCACCGTGAGAGTTTTGAAGCTCTCAATGTCACATCTCGCATCTGCGGTTCATTATGTGGCACTGACGAATATGCAAATACCAAGCGTCTGTATTCGCAACCGTCTCAGCTTTTGCTGATTACATCTCCTGACGAAGGAGTAGACGCGGAATATTCTTTAAAATGTTAATAATGTAGAACAATCGACCCCACCACGCCCATTGTTATTATATGACAGCGGGCAATTTGGTGGGGCTTTATGATATCACAAAGGAGGTGAAACGATGGCTCGTAAAACAAGGATGAATAAGGTAACATCCCCAGAGAAGACAGCCTTAATTAACAAGAAGAACTTACAGCTTAAAGATGAATTCTTGATGTATCTACGTTCTCAGCAGTGTAGCGAGGGTACTATCAAGGGTTACAATAACGACCTTATGATTCTTATGACTTGGATGTTAGATGAGGCTGATAACAAAGAATACAGGTTGCTGACTAAGCGCGACATTATTCGATTCCAAAATTGGATGTTAAATCAGGGTAATTCCAGTGCACGTATTCGCCGTGTCAAGGCGGCGATGAGTTCGCTTTCAAATTATTGTGAAGACATTTTGGCGGAAGAAGACCCAGATTATAAAGACTATCGTTCCATCGTGCGCAAAATCAAAAGTCCTCCTTTACAGCCAGTTCGGGAAAAGACAATCTGGGATTATAAGGAACTGGAAGATCTTTTGGAACAGTTAGTAAACCGCGAGCGTTATGATCTTGCGTGTTACTTAGCATTAGGTATGTATAGCGGAAGACGTAAAGCAGAGCTGTGTCGTTTTAAAGTATCAGACTTTGATGACGATAAATTAGTTTGCGATGGCGCTCTTTATATGAGCGATCCAATTAAAACAAAAGGAATGGGCGGAGGGAAATATATTCCGTGCTATGTATTGGCAAAGAAGTTCAAGCCATATTTTGATTTATGGATGGGTGCGCGAAGGTTAGCCAATGTTGAAAGCAAATGGTTATTCCCGAATCCAGTAGACCCGACAGAGCACATTCCGCTTTCAACCGCAAACAGTTACATGAAAACGTTAGACAGAATGACGGGTAAATCAATGTATGCACACTCTTTGCGTCATGCTTTTTGTACTTTGTTGGCAGAATCTGGGCTCCCCGACTCTGCTATTCAAGAAATCTTCGGATGGAGTTCAGTCGAGTTAGTTAGCGTATACAATGACTTGGCAAGCAATGTGAAGATCTCCAAGTATTTTAAAAACGGCGAAATTAATGTTCCGAAGAGCAGAGGTTTGGATGAATTATAATCCATAGGAATTAAAGGAGTTTGACATGAATAAAAGGGAATTAATTAATAGTGTAACCGATAAGTTGCAGATGGCTGATTTGAGAAAACCAGTCACAGCACAAAAAGCGGTTTTCCATATATCAGACGATGAAGGTAATTCCAAAGACTTTGTCGTCCGTAAGAAAGCTACGGCTTTGCTATACACACAAAAGGATGTTGGGTATATCCTTGATGCATTCTTTGAGGTAATTGCAGAAGCGCTTGCAAAAGGCGACAGCGTAGCAATTCATAACTTTGGAACATTCGCTCCACATTATCGTGCGGGGCGCACAGTTAAGCATCCAGTGACCGAACAGCCTATTGTGTTGAAGGAAAAGTATATTCCGAAGTTTTCGCCGGGTGCTGAGCTGAACCGGGCTACAATGATTTATGAGCAGTCCTTCGTCGATCACGAGGAGGTGATCGCGAATGGCAATTGATATTACAGCGAGCGCTGTAACATGTTCGAGATGCGGCAAGGAGTATGGGTCTGCACGCACGCATTTTCATACATCATATGCTACCAGTTATAAAGGCATACGCAGGCTGACGATTTGTAAGCACTGCGTAGAGAGCCTTTTTGATACATATTACAACCAGTGTGGTAATTACAAAGACGCTATGCGGCAGATGTGCCGCAAGTTAGATTTGTATTGGAA